TCATGTACTTAGCCGTGCGCAGCCTGGCGAACATCTCGCGCTTTATCCGGCCCTTTTTGCTGCGCACCGGCTGCGCTTTGCGGGGCTTAAACGGCGTGCCGTCAGGTGCCTGCTGGCGCTTGATGTTCTGCTGCTGACTCGCGCGCAGCTTGCGGCCAATACTGCGCGCCATTTCTTTACGCGCCGGGGCTGACAGGCTGTTGATTAGCGCCTCCAGACGGTCATTTACCAGCTGCAGCTCGCTCATGTCTGTAACTCGCTGACCAGCTCACCTTTAACGTAAAGCTGTACCGGCCGCGCGTCATTCTCCGGCAGCGGGTTCTCGCCGACGTGGGTCACGTGCAGCCCGTCGTCGGCCTGCTTCACGATCACGCGCTCGCTCAGCTGCAGCTCAATGCTGATATCGCTGGCCGTGTCGCTGATAACATCCGCCTCAAAGGTGAAGCCTGTCCGGCGCTTTTCCTCGCTTGCCATAATGTCGGGTTCATTCGTTCGCAGCCAGGCAAGCAGCGGCACGATCAGCAGGTCGATGTTACCGGCGTAGTCGGTAATAACCATGTTAAGCCGGTACTGGTATTCAAACGACAGCGAGCTGGCAAGCGTCGAGACGATGCGCCCGCTGTCGATAAACACGTTCAGCGCGTCAGGGTTTCGCTGCAGCTCCGGCACGCTGTCGGTCAGCGCCTGGCGCAGTTGTTGTGGTTTCAGCATCGTGTTGTTCCTGGCAGTCTTTGATTATTTCGACCTGCAGCCCGCAGGCGGCGAGTGCGGCCTCAAGCTGACGATTGTCAGCCGCCAGATCGCCACCGGTTTTAAGGCTGTTTCCCGGCACCGGGCAGCTTGTCACGCGCGGACACCCAATCCAGATAATCTCTGGCGCTGGCGAAGGCCGGGCGGGCGTGCAGCCGGATAACATCGTCAGGCAAAGCAGCAGCAGACCAGTCACGCAGTATCGGATTCGCATCGGTTTCTCTCTGTATGGTCATTTCACGGTTAAGCGCGGCCGTGCTGGCGCGTCCCTGCATCAGCCGCAGCTCGGCCTCACGTTTCTGGCTGGCCCTCGCATCGGCATCCAGCCTGGCTATCGCTTTATCGCGGCTTTCGATACCGGCCGACAGCGTGCCGATAATGCGCTGCGCGCTGGTCAGATCGTCTCTGGCGACTTTCCACTGCCAGCCAGTCACGCCCAGCGCCAGCAGAGCCACCGCCAGAAGCAGAGCTATCAGGCGCGTCATTTGACACCCCGCAGGCAGTAGGCTGTTTCCGCAGCGCGGCGGTTTTCCAGCCCGCGATTTTTCACGCCCTTAACGAACACCCAGCGCCGCAGCTCATTACAGGCATCAAGCCAGTGCTGCATCATGATGTAACGGGCAAAGGTCGAGCTGCAGGCCGCGCGCACGCCTACGTTAAAGGCGAATGAAACGGCCGTGTCATAGACCGGCTGTGGCATATCGCTGCGCACACAGGCATCGATCCCGCGCTCGACGCGCATCACGTCATACACCAGATTGACCGCCGCCTGTCGCTCGCTGATCTGGCTTTGCGGCGTCACGCCCTCTGTGTGACCGATTCCGTTAGTCCAGACTCCGGCGCTGCACTGATAGGGCGAGGTGCGGCACCCCTCGGCGTTGGCGATAAGCGCAAGTCCGGCCTCGGACGTTTTCAGGGTTTTGAACTGAGGCAGCAGCGCGGCAATTGCCAGCACGGCCACCACGGCGCAGCGATTAACGGTCTGGCTCAAGGCTCACCCCCCGCAGGCGCTGCAGCTCGTAGGTTTTACGGCGGTAATGCCAGTTGATAAAGAACGTCGCCACGTTAGTAATGAGCGTGATAACGGCCACGCCGGAACCGACCATAAAGGCGATATCCTGTGGCGTATGACGGCCGAACCACATCAGGATAAGGCCAATCAGGTAGTTGATCACAGAGCTGATTTTTTCCATTTTTAGTCCCACAGGTTGACGGTTTCACCTGCTGAAGATTCCGGCAGATCAGGCAGCGTCACCTCGCAGCCGTGCGGCAGCACCGGCCCGCTTTCGGCGAGGCCCGGATTGGCCGCGTAAACCAGTTCGACGGCCTGACCGGTTCGCCCGTAATAGCGCTGACAGATTTCATCAACGGTATCGCCCTGCTGCGCGTAAACGTTCATCAGAGCAGATCCACAATGCAGCCAGGCTTACCGGCGATGCGGCTGATACTGAATCGCGCGTCGCGCCAGTACTCGTCGGCGCTGGCCTCGATTTCGCCCGCTTTTTTCGTGCCGCTGGCGTCATAGCCGCGATAGCGCTCAACGATGGTGGCGGCGGTCAGCGCGCCGACGGCGGCAACGTAGGCCGTAATCTTTTCGCTCTCGCCGTCCAGCGACTCAGCAGGCACCTCGGCCAGCACCTTAAAGCCCGCCGCAATCTGCGCGGCGCGCCAGTCGTACAGCTCGGCGTTTACCTCAGAAATTGCCGTCTTCACGGCCAGGCGCAGGCGCTGCGCCGTGACCGTTCCTTCATAGCGCAGCGAATCGCGCAGCTGCTGCAGGTCAACGTCAGGCCAGAAAAACGTATTCTTTACCGGCGGCTCGGCAGCGTCTGCCGGTCGCGGGGCGGGGATAACAACCGTGTTATTCATAATCGGCCTTTGAAATAGGTGGGCGGTGGAGGACGGCGCAGACACTGAAAGTGCGTTGCCGTCCTGCCGCCCTTGCGCGGGGTCGCGTTCGGTCAGCGGCGGGCGATGGCCTGTTTTTTCATCGCCGTTCCCAGCCGCTCTATGTCTTTTTTGACGCCGCAGCCGTCGTGCAGCTGATGCGCCCTTACAAGGTGGGTCATCGCCTCCGAAGCCCTGCCCGCATCGCGAAGCACATACCCGGTTATCTTGTGCAGCTTGGCGCGCACCTGATCGGGCATGTCTTCGGATTCCGTCATCGCAATGGTTGCCAGCAGCGGGTCAACATCGACCGGCGCTTTTGCCGTCCAGGCGCGCGTTGCCGCGCTGGCGACTTCCTCGGCCAGCAGATAAGGCAGGCTGGCGCGTTTGAAGCCGTCAGGCGAGACAAGGCCATGCGTCAGCGCGTACCGGGCAATCTCCAGCGCGCCGGGCACGTCGCCCGCATCAAGCCGCCAGATCATGACGGTCATCAGCACGGCATCCTGTGCGCCTTTGCCTTTCTCCAGCACGCCGGACACCCACGGCAGGTACTCAGGCAGCAGCTGACGCTTCATTTCCGCCTTGCGCTCGTTAGAGTGCACTTTCTTCAGGCGGCGCTTGTCGTCGTTGAGCTTGATGAGCATCTGCTCATAGCCGCTGGCGTGGCGCAGCGAGTTGTCGGCGATCTGCGAGGCTTCAATAGCCTGCTGGCGCATGCGGTGACGTCGGGCAGGGCTTAACATGCGTTACGCCTCCGGGGTTTCTGCTGCCGCGCTGAACTCACCGACTTCGATGTTTTCAACCAGGCAACCGGCCGCGTAATCCTCGATCACGTAGTCCTCATTGATGGACTCATAGTTTTCGATGCGGTCGCGCTTCGGCACTTCATCAATCAGGCGGCGGTGCGTGCCTTCCTGAAAGTAAATTGACAGGTTATCCAGACGGGTGATCATCAGCGCGTTAGCCGGGAAGTACGGCACGCGGATAGCTGGCAGGTTGCCGATGCGTTTCTGGCTGACGATGAGGTCGGCTGCCAGCTGCTCGGTGTTGGCCTGAGACTGGTTGACGATCGGGAAATATTTGTCAGCCAGCAGTTGGCGGCCGCAGATCACAACCAGCTCAGGGTCTTCCTGATACCACGGTTCGATCAGGGTGTTGGTGGCATCCATCACCAGCGCATCGAGGTTGGCATAATCACCGTTTTTGCCGACGCGGATTTTTTCAGAAACGACGGTGCCGTCTTCCTCGGTGATTTTGCTCATCACGCGCGCCGGTGCATCGTTGCGATACTTCTGCAGCCAGCCTACGGCCACGTCCTGCAGCATCGGAAACTTGGCGCGGTTCGAGGTTTTGGCGCGTGTAACGCCGTTGAAGCCGATCATGATGCGGTCAAGCGCCTGGCGCTTCACGATGGCGTCACGCAGGCGGGCCTGAAAATCTTCATAGCGCGCCCACAGGTCGAGGGTGTTATAGCGGATATGAAAGTCGTAGTTGACCTGCACACACTCATAACCCCGCTTATCCAGCGCGGCAAAGTCAGCGGTTTCACGCTCGTCGCCGCCTGCCGTGTCGGTTACGCTGGCAATCGAGCCGGACACGCCGATCCCGATTTTCTCGCCCTTCATTTCAGACACCGGCACGATGTTGACGCGGGTCAGGAAGTCGGAAGACTCCTGCACGCGGTTCATCAGAGTCTGCGTGACCGTCGGCTCAACGGTAAACTTTTTGTTCATGTCGTCGGTTTCGACGCCGTTCAGCTCGGCGAGGCGGGTCATGAACTGGTTAAACTTGAAGCGGGTATTCTTACGCATTGGCGTTCCTGTTTATCTCTGTGTTGGGTTTTAACGTTCAGGCAACGCCTGATTAGCAGTCGGTCTGCGCGCCGGACTTCGGATCGCTGCCGGTTGCCGCCGGGCGGCGGTTAAAGCTGCCGTCGGTCTGCGAAAGCTGGCCTTGCAGCTCAGCGAAAGCGGCGCGGTCTTCCCCGGCCTGCTGCTCGATGGCCTCCAGACGTGCGGTGACGGATTGCTCCAGTGCCGACAGCTCCTGCGCCTGGCTCTCCGCGTTCAGCTGCACCTGCTCGGCGACGGCCGTTACCGCCGCGCTGACATCAGCGAACTGCTCGCTATCGGTTTTCTTTTTGGCCGAGAACATGGCGGCAATACGCTCCAGCAGCTTTGGAGCCGCATCGGCCACTTCTTCAAACTCGATCACGGTTTCTTCAGCGGCGGTAAAGAGGTTGTCTTTGTCCTGCTTGCGGGACGCCAGCGGATTAGCTTTGGCCGTGGCGCTGAAGCTCAGAATCTCCGTACCGAGGCTTGCCGGGTCGTCGGTGACGGCGATACCAATCAGGTAGGCTTCGCCCGTGTCGGCAAACTTCGTATTGATTTCAACCGAGGTGTAGATTTTCTGACGCGCCTTTGTCAGCTCGACCAGCTCCGGCGTCGGGTCAATATCCCCGTAAAGCGCCAGCTTGCCTTTAAGCGGCCCGTCGGTAATTTCTTCGGCGGTCAGTGCGGTAACGTCACCGTAGCGGCGGAACGGGCTGTCAGGGGTATAACCCTTGATGTGCTCCATGTTGACGCGGGCGCCGTACATCGCCGGGTCATAGTTTTTCGCCATCTGCGAAATCCAGTCGCGGGAAATAACGCGGCCGTCAGTGGTTGCGCCTTCAACTGCGATACGAAAACGCTTTGCTTTGATTGCTGCCATTAATCAGGCTCCGGTCAGGTGTTGGGTCGATTCGGGGCCAGTTTCCCCGTCGCCACACAATCCCTCAACGAATGCCAGCCCGCTGATGCATCAGCAAACAGGGACAGCAGGCGCGCCATTTTCGGCACCGGTAGCCTTGCCGGTATGAAAACGACACCGACAACCATCATCAGCGATCCGCGCCGTCAGGCCGCGCTGCTTTACTGGCAGGGTTATTCCGTGCGCCAGATTGCGGAGACGCTCGGACAGAAAACGCCAACCGTGCAGAGCTGGAAGCTGCGCGACGCGTGGGACAACGTCGCGCCCATCAGTCGCGTTGAATCCAGCATGGAAGCCCGGCTTATTCAGCTCATCATGAAAGAGGTAAAGGGGAATGGTGATTACAAAGAGATAGATGCGCTCGGCCGTCAGATTGAGCGCCTTGCCCGCGTTGAGCGCTACCGCAGCAGCGGCAACGAGGCCGACTTAAACCCCAACGTGCGCAACCGCAACAAAGGCGAGCGCCAGCCGGTTGTTAAAAACGAGTTCAGCGAGGAACAGGTAGACAAGCTGACTCGCTATTTTATGGATAACTGCTTTGAGTATCAGCTCAACTGGCATAAAGCCGGGCTGACTCACCGCATCCGTAATATCCTGAAGTCCCGCCAGATTGGCGCAACGTTTTACTTTGCCCGCGAGGCGCTGATCGATGCGCTGACCACCGGCCGCAATCAGATTTTTCTTTCGGCCAGCAAAGCGCAGGCGCACGTCTTCAAAAACTACATTATTGACTTCGCCCGCCAGGCTGACGTTGACCTGAAAGGCGATCCCATCGTGCTGCCGAACGGCGCGCGCCTGATATTCCTTGGCACCAACGTGCGTACCGCGCAAAGCTACACCGGCAACCTGTACCTGGACGAATATTTCTGGATCCCGAAATTCCAGGAGCTGCGCAAAGTTGCCAGCGGCATGTCGTTGCACAAGAAATGGCGCACCACCTACTTTTCCACGCCGTCGGCCCTTTCACACAGCGCCTATCCGTTCTGGTCAGGCGAGCTGTTTAACAAGGGGCGACGCAACAGAGATGATCGCATCGAGATAGACCTGTCGCATTCACACCTGGCGAAAGGCGCGCTGTGCGGTGACGGACAGTGGCGGCAGATCGTGACGGTTGAGGATGCGCTGACCGGCGGCTGCAACCTGTTCGACATTGAGCAGCTGCAGCTTGAATACAGCCCGGCGGAATATCAGAACCTGCTGATGTGTGATTTTGTCGATGATGAGGCCAGCGTGTTCCCGTTTGCCGAATTGCAGAGCTGCATGATCGACAGCCTGGAAGAGTGGGAAGACTTTAACCCGTACCTGCCGCGCCCGTTTGCTTACCGGCCGGTCTGGATCGGCTATGACCCGTCGCACACCGGCGACAGCGCAGGCTGTGCAGTTATCGCGCCGCCGCTTGTTGCGGGCGGGAAATTCCGCGTGCTGGAGCGCCACCAGTGGCGGGGCATGGACTTTGCCGCGCAGGCGAAATCTATCGAGGATTTAACCAAAAAATACACCGTTGAATATATCGGCGTGGATGCGACCGGCATCGGCCAGGGTGTTTTCCAGCTGGTACGCCAGTTTTACCCGGCCGCGCGTGAGATCAAATACTCACCGGAAGTGAAAACGGCAATGGTACTGAAGGCGAAAGATACCATCAGCAGCGGGCGGCTTGAGTATGACGCCGGGGCGACGGATATCACGCAGTCGTTTATGGCAATCCGCAAAACCATGACGGCAAGCGGCAACCGCTCAACCTATGAGGCGAGCCGCAGCGAAGAGGCCAGCCATGCTGACGTCGCCTGGGCAATCATGCACGCACTGCTAAACGAACCGCTTACCGCAGCCAGCGGCGGCGCTAACCCCTCAATTCTGGAATTTTACTGATGAGCAAACGCAGAGGCCGCAAGGCTCAGACAACCACCGCGCAGCCTGTACAGGCAAACGTACCGCAGCAGCACGCCGAGGCGTTTACCTTTGGCGACCCGACGCCGGTCATGGATAAGCGCGACATTCTGGATTACGCCGAGTGCATCGGTAACGGGCGCTGGTTTGAGCCGCCGGTCAGCTTTAGCGGGCTGGCTAAGAGCCTGCGCTCGGCCGTGCATCACAGCTCGCCGATTTACGTGAAGCGTAACATTCTGGCCTCAACGTTTATTCCGCACCCGATGATGAGCCAGCAGGAGTTCAGCAAGTTTGCGCTTGATTATCTGGTCTTCGGCAATGCCTTTGCCGAGTTGCGCCGCAATGGGCTGGGTAAGCCGCTGCGCCTTGAAACCACTCCGGCCAAATTCACCCGCAGGGGCGTGAAGGATGGCGTTTACTGGTTTGTGAATGACTGGAAAGAGCCGCACGAATTTTCGGCCGGCAGCGTGTTTCACCTGCTGGAGCCGGATATTAATCAGGAGCTTTACGGCCTGCCGGAATACCTCAGCGCGCTCAACTCCGCCTGGCTGAATGAGGCGGCTACGCTGTTCCGCCGCAAGTATTATCAGAACGGCGCGCACGCCGGTTACATCCTGTACATGACCGACGCGGCACAGAGCAGCAGCGACGTTGACCGGATGCGACAGGCGATGCGCGACACGAAAGGCCTGGGGAACTTCCGTAACCTGTTCATGTACGCGCCGAATGGAAAGCCGGACGGGATCAAGATCCTGCCGCTTAGTGAAGTGGCGACGAAAGACGATTTCTTTAACATCAAGAAGGCCAGCCGCGACGACCTGCTAAGCGCGCACCGCGTGCCGCCGCAGATGATGGGGATTATCCCTGATAACTCCGGCGGGTTCGGCGACGCGGTGAAAGCGTCTCAGGTATTTGTGCGCAACGAACTGACACCTTTACAAGAGCGAATGAAAGAGGTCAATTCTTGGTTAGGAACAGAAGTTATTAAATTCTCAACTTACAAGCTTGAAATATAAAGGTTAAGCGCGCTCTTAGCGCGCTAATCTTGTGAAAAAAAATCCACTAAATCCTTCAAGCCATCTCTATCTAAAACATTGCTACTCCGGATATATTTAATACTATCGTAATTATAATAACTTACCATTATGCATATTAGCGTCAAAAGCTTAACGTCAGTCAAATTTATCAAGGTTTCATAATATTCGTCATGATACTTAGACTCAAGCTTCTCATCAATTAGCTTAACAAGCAGATAGAACCGCCTGACGATTGAAAATAAGTTTTCATGCGCGTCATATCCTTCTATTTCCTTTCTAATGTCATCATGACTTTCCTCATCATCAACCATTGACATAATTCTCTTCTCAATAAAGTCAGAGGCAACACTACCTTCAAGCTTTGAAACAAGCCCAAGAACACCAGGCTTAGGTTTAGTATAAATGAAAAACAACTCAAAACCTTTGTGCTGAAGCTCAATCAAATTATAAAATTTACTTTCAAACCGCTTGAAGTCATCAAGCTTTTCTTGCCTGTTTGATTCTTCAATTAAGCTTTTATTCGCAGCCTGCTGCTCATTTAAGGACTTAATCAGCAGTATAATTGTGACAAACGATAGAAGAGGGTTTATTACCCCGCCAACATAATCACCAAACTGCCCCCATACCTCTTTTGAAGCAGATATATGACCCAACCTTCCAAAATTGTAAAAATAGAAACCCCAAACGGCAGCTATCAAAAATGCTGATATCGCTATCGTTTTTTTC